GTAAGTTGGAAAAGACATTAGTAACCCATCGGGAAAGCACCGTGATCCTCAGCCGTGATAACATCGACCTCTTGGAAACTCATTTGTAGATCTGTTCTAATAGGAAACCCATTAGAGAAAGTGGCGTGTTGATCTAGACCACTGTTATAGGCAACAGAGATGGAACCCATGGCAGATGTCTTGAACTTATTCATCCACGTGCCCCCAGCACCACCATAATCAATCTTCCAGACATGAGGAATCTCATACATCATACTACCAGATGTTTTGGGAGCACTATTCACTTTAAAGTATTTAATAATTTCGGCAACTGTTGCTGCCTCAGATGAATTCTTAGGAATGAAAGAGAAGTTAAATTCAAAACCTCTAATGTTCGGACCCTCATAAAGAAGTTCAATGTTGGGGTTGAAGACCCTTCCAGTTTTCAAAGCCATGATTTGGTTAGCTGTGGTGCCAGCAAATTGACCAGCAGCCTGGATTGCCCCTTGTCTGACGACATCAGGAAGGTTTTGAATCTGACCGGCAGCTGCTTTGAAACCATTGATGGTACCATAGTTACCTCCAACACCGGATCCCAATTCACCAACGTTCCCTGAAGCTACAGCACTTCCGATTTCTCTGGCGGCTACCCCCATAGGACCTTCGAACTTCTTAGCCTCCCAGTTCTGTTCGTTCTTCATTGTCGGGGTGGTGTTTGGCATGTAAAGAACAACATTGCCACCAACTGATGGACCAATGCCACCACCCGTACCAGACGACCCCGAATTTGATCGGTACTTGTGTGCCGAGAAAACAACATAGTCCGATCCGGATGTTGAATTAATTTCTGTTGGGTATCTTAATGTCATTTCAGGTACTCTTTACGGACATAATAGGAAACTTCTCCATGTCATTTAGTTCTTCACTTCTAATTTCATAGATGTTTGACAATACTTCTTGCCAAGTGTATCTTCTTGATGCGTTCCAGTGAAAGTTAGTTCCTGAAAATCCCCAAGGGAACACTGATGTACAAACAATGAAAGGAAACTGGTCATACTGAATGCCTTTTGTTTTGGCTTTATAGACGAACACATAATATTTATCAGGGTTTGGAACGATCTCTCCCGGTGAAAGATTATCCAACAGGAGTTTCATGTTATACTCTGGTCTGCTAGAGACTCTCTTAAGTAGTGGTGCAACACGGTTCATCATTAAGTAACACCGTTCTCATTACTCAAGTTCCCCTCAAGAGTGTAACTCTCAAACATAAAGGTAGCATCAAAAGTTGCATAGGCATCTGTCCTGTCCGAACCAAGAGAAACCGCACCTAAAGACATAGGAAAGGCATTAATAAATTCAAACTCTAACACCTTTTTATATTGGTTAGTGTAGTTTGAATTGTTCGGGGCAGGAGTAACTGTCTGAGTGTTTGGAAGTTCCAACTTAGTTAATGTTATATTCCCTGCCACTACATTCTGGAATGCCATTCTTTGTGTTCTGTTTCCAAGTGTCTGGTTAGCACCAAAGGGAGTTGTGGCATCCAACCAAAATCTAATAGACTTATAGGCGTTGTAGTCTTTATCTGCAATGATAGTAAGAGTCAAAGGTTTGCCATACACCATCGATGTAGGTTGATCCCTTACAACTCCCGTGTACTCATGACCGTTGGCAGTGATAGTATTGACCCTAGTCTCTGGCAATTCAACAGCCACACAGTAAAGTCCAATATATTCATTAGTAAAAGTATTCACACCACCACCAGCAAATACAGGTAGTTGAACATTGTAGAGTGTAGGTTTAGAAACACCTCTTGACATTAGGGCTCTAGCCCTTTCATATGACATCCCAATAAATACGATTGTGAAAGTATTTATCAGGTATGTCGAAGACTCTCAAAGGTAAGTTTAGGCCAAAGAACCCAGACAAGTACAAAGGAAACGCAGGTAATATCCTGTACCGGAGTAGTTGGGAACTTAACTACATGAACTGGCTTGACAGGAGTGACAAAGTACTACAGTGGATGTCAGAAGAAAAAGCCATCTGGTATCACGACCCGGTCACTAAAAAGAAACGTAGATATTTTCCTGACTTTATAGTGAAATATAAAAGAAGTGACGGTGTTATAGTAGAGGAAGTAGTTGAAATCAAACCACAGAAACAGGTGGAAGGACCACCAACAAACCCCAAACGGAGAACCAAAGCGTGGCAAAACTCCGTGATGACCTATGTGACAAACAGAGCGAAGTGGGAGGCGGCATCGGAGTGGGCAGAGGACAGAGGAATGAACTTCCGACTACTGACGGAGAAGGATGTTCCAGGATGGTCTGGGCCAGCTTTGAAAGGTTAAACAAACCCCGATAAATAATAGCATCTACTACATTATATTTCGTAATGGCACTGCCTAAGTCTATTCGCCCAGAATACAACACTACCGTTCCAAGTTCAGGGAAAAAGATTAAATATCAACCATTCACAGTTAAAGAAGAAAAGATTCTCATTCTTGCAGCAGAAAGTCAAGAGACAGATGAAATCTCAAACGCTGTTTCTAATGTTCTGTCTAACTGTATCAGTCACCCAGCAGACTTCAACCTCAACGACCTAGCAATCTTTGACATCGAATACCTATTCCTAAAGGCAAGGTCAAAGTCAGCAGGTGAAACTATCAAGGTGATGATCAACGACCCAGATGATGAAACATATTCTGTAGAACATGAGATTGACATTGATAAAATTCGTGTCATCAAGACAGAAGGTCACACTGACCTGATCGATTTGAATGAAGAAGTCAAAGTCAAGATGAAGTATCCTGGTCTTGATTTCTTTACTGAAGGTGTCAGGATTGATAGCATCGGAGACAGTATCGAAACTGTATCTAAATGTGTGGCACAAATTGTTGTGGGTGAAGAGGTCTATAACTCTGCCGACATGTCGAACGAGGAAGTCATCGAGTGGTTGGAAGGGATGACTACGGAGCAGTTCAAGAAGTTGATGGCCTTCTTTGAGACTATGCCTCAGTTAAAGCACGAAATCAAACTCAAGAACCCAAACACAAAGAAAGACTTCAGGATTACTTTACAAGGACTGGCTGATTTTTTCTAACAGGGATGCTTCATAATGACCTCATCAGTTACTATGAACGCATCTTTGCCTTCAAACAATATCACAAATGGAACATCAGTGAAATAGAAAACCTTCTACCTTGGGAACTGGATGTCATGACTTCTCTCCTCTCTAACTATCTGGAGACTATGGAGATGAAGAGGAAACAGTCCATCCTAGACCAACAAGCCTTGTAATTGCGTCATAAATAAAAATAAAGTTAGCTTATAATGGCGTCGATTCTTACTCAGGTTTATAAGGAGGCAGCAACGACATCTAAGGGTGTGGTTCAGATGAACCATACCCTAACAAAAATTTATGACGACCAGATAAAAGCCAATAAGGCCCAAGCTAAGTTCTTCGACGACCTGAGAAGAAAGAACCAAAGAGAAGAAAGAGATAAGAAGAAAGAACAAAGTGACCTGAGGAAACTTCTTTCGGGTCAAAAGGCTAGTAACAACAAATCAGGCGGCGATGAAGACAACGAGACTGGTGGTGGTGGTATCTTTCAGTCCATCATCGATGGCATCGGTAGTGCTTTTGGGGTACTAAAGGATATATTAATCGGGGCTATTGGGACAAAGCTCCTCAGTTTCGCAAGCAAGTTTTTCAAGTTACCTAAGTTACCCAAGTTACCTAAGTTACCTAACTTTCTGAGACCTAAGCCCACCGCACCCAAAGGTACCAAGGGTGGCAAAGGTAAAGGTGGCGGCAAAGGTAAAGGTGGCGGCAAAGGTAAAGGTGGTGGCAAAGGTGGCAAGCCCACAAAACCCACAAAGCCTGCAACACCACCTGTCAAACCACCGGCCAAACCACCCACCACTAGTGGAAACCAACAGGTAACGCCACGGCCAGGTAACCCAAGAACATCTACACCACCGGCACCGGCCACACCACCGACACCAGCCACACCACCCGCACCCACCAAAGTCCCTAAGCCACAACTAAGCTGGTGGGACAAGTTAAGGAACCAAACGGCAAAGCTCGGGAAGCAAGGCAAGAACTTGTGGAAAACCCTTTCCAAGAATCCACTAATGAAAAAGTTGGCTGGAGTCAAAGGTGCGTTAGGAAAACTCCTTGGACCGGTAGTCATAGCTGCTACTATGTTACCAACTATGATGGATCTCTGGAAGAAGAAAGAGTATAAAAACCTCGCGAGGTATGTGATTGCATCAGCAGCTGGTATCGCCGTAGGTAGTGCCACAGCAACGGCGATGACCGGCTTAGCCGCACTTGTCGGACTTCCCACAGCTGGCGTCGGTGCCGTTCCTGTTTTCATAGCAGGTATGGCAGCTGCTGCTGGAACAGGTGGATTTACATATGAAATGATAGATGGTCTCTTGGAAGATATGGGTCTAGCCGACGAAGACAAATCTACAGATAGGGAGATGGAAGTCATACCTATAGAGACATCAGACCTTGAAGACGCAGCACAGAATAAAGATAAGATCCAAAAACAATATGATAAACGTTTAAAATTAAAAAGAGAGACCGATACACCAGTAGAGCCAGTACAGCCAGTACAGAATAGACAAAGAGGTGGTGGCATCTTTGATG